CGGTAGTAAATCCCATATTGATTCTTCTTTTTGTAATTCAGGTATTACCACTGACCATATTTCCTGAGGTATATTTAATAATAATGGACTTGTCTCACTATCATCAGACAACCACGCCTTTAAATCTTTATTATCCGTTTTATCTCTAGAAATCGCATATTTAACATCCGTACTTCTATTGATCACATAAATAATTTTATAATTCTCAACATAGTTATTCCAATATTTTTCTTCAGTTATACACCATTTAGTATTTGCACCATATAACTTCGCCGCTTCATAACTTAATGGTATCATAACCAACCATTCACCATACTCAAGTAATTTTTTGGTTTGTTTTTCCAACTCTTTTAATCTGACAATTTCTTTAGCCTTATTAACCTCAATTTTTAAAGTTCTAAAGTCGGTATGTTGACTAATATCATTTTTCTCAATTCTTTTTGCCTTACAATGTATTTCAAAATCATTTAAAGTTTCTACGTTTTCTTCTCCAAATAAATCAATTCCAATACCATATTGTATATCAGCATCACCATACCATGTTTTTAATTTTTTAATTAAAAACTCCGAATACTTATACGTATTGGTAGGATCTAACATACCAATAAGATCAATAATGGTAATGTTTAATTCAGGATGTTGTTCTTTTAATTTATCTAATCTACTCATAACTACAAATTTATTTCAAAACGATTTCTCATCGAGGTTAATGTTTCTTCGGGTACATTGTGCTCGTTAACACCTTCGTGTCTATTTTCCACAATTATAGAAAAAACTTTATATTCAAAATAATCCGCCATTTCAAAATATGGTTTCATTTCCCATTCTTGAGTGAATGTGTTTGAAACAACAATTACATTATTTAATAATGCTGTATGATTTAATAACATTGCAGTATAAACACTATCTTGACACCATTTATGGGCTTCTTTAATTTTAGATATATCAAATTTATATTCCCCATCTTTCATAAAAAACATATCAGTTTCAAAATGAGTACCACCTAAAGATTTAGCAAATGTGGATTTACCAGATCCCGGAATTCCACGAACTATATACAATATTTTTTCCATATCACAAAGATATGAATTTTTTTTTCAATAAACAACTATTTATTGTTATGAAAATCATTTTAACTGAGTCACAATATAAACACTTAATAAGTGAAGGATTTAATTTTGATCTTGAATATAAAAGGTTATACCCAAAAATATTTAGACAGATTTGTTTAAGATATGCAAACGGAGACAAAGAAAAAGCAAATGATTTTTGTCAATTAGGTTTTATAAAGGTTCACCAAAAAATGGGAATGTATGACGGTTCAGGTAGCCTTGAAGGTTGGATTCAACGTATTATAAAAAATACAATTATTGATGAATTAAGAAAAGAAAAAAGATCTCCAAAAAGAAAAGATGTTGATTTCGGTCGTGAAGATTTAGATCTTGAGGATATGCCAAATGAAGAACCTATGTTTTCTATGTCCGATATTAAAGATGCAATGGAAACTTTATCACCATCATATAAAAGAATTTTTAATATGTATTATTTTGAAGATATGTCTCACCAAGAAATTGCAGATGAATTAGGAATTAGCGATGGTACATCAAAATCAAATTTATTTAAAGCAAAAGCCAACGTTAAATCTTATTTGGAAAAGTTAAATAAAAAAAGGGAAGGTTAACCCCTCCCTTTAAAGGTCGACAATGAATTGTCCGACTCCACCACCTTGTTTTACTAAACAAGGAAAATTAACTAAAGTTTGTTGAATCCGATATTCTTAATCCATCCACACAACGTTCAGGTTTACTCCAATAAGTTCTACGTTCAGGATATTCCAAACTGTATGACTCAATATCATAACCATCTTCCTTACCCCAAGAAAGAGCCATATCAATGAATTTTTCCTGATTCATCTCATTTCCGTATTCATCCACAATACGTCCTGATCTAATGAATTTAAATAGAGATTCTTTATCCTTAAAATACTTATCATCATTAAAATTCCAAAGGAACTTCCACCCCATACTACGTTTACCTAAATGAACCCTTACACTATCACTAAACTCATCCCAAGGTGTCCAATCCTCAAATACTTCTGGGTTTTCTATCGCAAAATTACTATTAACCGATGATGCGGATAACTCCATTCGTCTAACTCTAGCCATAAGACGATTACGTCTTGTTTCTAACTCATTAACAGATGGTATTCTATAAAAATTTGTTCCCATGTTTATAATCTTTCAATCCAAAGGTAGTAGTTCGGAGGATTAACCACACCTATTGAAATATCCGTAAATTTCCCTCCGATTATATATCCCATTTCTAAATTGACCTTATTCACATTACCAGTCAAATATCCAAAGATTGTGTAATTCAAAGTTAAAGAATATACAGTTCCGACTGAATTAAACCCATAGTTATATGGACCCATTGAATTATACTTATATACACTCTTTGTGATAAACTTGATAGTGTCAGGTGGAAGCATTTCAGATGGTAATCCCATTTCACCAATACGGTATTGTTTAATCACCCAAGTTTGTCCCGCCAAAGAATATGTACTATCCTGTGGATTTGGATTAGTGGGAACTGGTGGTTGATATACCCCTGGTTCAATTACTTGTTTTTCACAGGAGATCAAACCTAACACTAATACTAATAAAAAAAATATTCTTTTCATAATTTATTTTGTTACTAACGATTCAATTTTACTTTTAATTTGTTCAGTCATTAAAATATCACTTTCGTTACTAATAATTACCGAGTTAACTAATATTTTATTTGGGATGTGGACCAAAAATGTATTACCATTATAAAAACTTAAGTTATGACCCAATTCAATCGCTCCGTGAATCATCTTAACGAATAATTTGAATTGAATCTGATCCATAAACGTCTCATCAATCAACACTCCCATGTTCTCATTGATGACTTTTAACGTATATCCTGTAATTGTTGGCTTTGACATATTCTATAATTTTAGACAAAGATAGTAAACTATTTTAATATAACAAATTTTTATAATAGAAAATTATCTTCGTGTGTAAATCCTGATGAATCAATTTGTGGTCCATTATCAATTAAAACTTCAACTTTTATTTCACCATCAATAAATCTTGAAACCGAACAAAACTCAATTTCAACATCTTCTTGAATACTTTGTTTAAGTTCATTATATTGATCCTCATTTTCTAATGATCCACATTGTGTTGCCGGTGATTGATAAACTTTTATTCTATATGAACCATATGGATTTTCTAACGTACTGGTTTCCCAAATTAAATTTTCAAAATCATAATTTTCAGAACCATCTTTAGTTAAAAATTTACCATCACTATCTCTTTTCCAAACCTGTGAATGATGGAATCCACAATTATTACAGATCACATATTCTTCACCTGTTTTATAATAAAAATCAGAAAATGCCTCTTGTTTGCAATTTGGACATTCTATATAATCAATTACGCTTCCCATATTATTTTGTTATTATATATTTTTTACCTTGTTTTTCCAACTTACCAACATAGTCGTTTTTGTAATCAATTCCTGACCAAAAACCACTACCATCACTCCAAAGACCACGTTTATTATTTTTATAAACTTCTTCACCAAATGTGATATAATCAGGTTGATCGTGATCAACCAAACAACTCGCTCTTGTCATTTCTCGTTTTTCTGTTGGTGTGTAATTACCAGACCAATCTTGTTTACATAAGAAAGTTGCTTCTCCAACAATAACTTCTTGTCCATCAAGAGTTGCCTTCTTATCTAATTTTTTCTTGTATGTGTATATGTAAGATCCCATATTTAAAAATTTTATCCCCCCAATTAAGGGGGGAAGATTAATTAATTTTGAGTAAACGCTTTATCAGCCCAAGTTTTTGCCCCCATTCGGGTCCAAATATTCATATCACACATATCAGGAAATGATTCTCTCATTGTTCCTACTGTCAACACATCCAAAAATCCTTTGTCTATTGAATACCATTTACCTCCTTTAGTTGTATAAACATTCATCCAATGACCAAACTCATTTTTCATCTGAATGTTAATTAATACGTTTTTCTTATATCCACGAATAACACTAGATGGTGTCCCTTTAGTGTCGTGGATAGTAACGAATCCCGCTCTACATTTTCCCGCTATACGGAATTCATATTCTTTATTAATATCTTTAAGGTGATTGGACACTTGGACCGTGGTTACCTTATTTTTAACGATTGTTTTGAAGGATCCATAGAATACGTCACCTGACATTGTTCCTTCATTAACTGAGATAATTGTGTTGGTTTTTGTAGTTGTCATAACTGTTTATGTTTTTAATTACAATACAAAGGTAATGCTTTTTTTTAAACTGCCAAACAAAAACAAAAACAAAAAATCCCACAACTTTTTTTTAAAAAAATTATGGGATTATGTTTTGATTAACCATTAAATAACTGAGAAGGGGGATTTTGGTTGTTTTTTGTATGATATAAATATATCATTGTTTACCAAAATTCAATTTTATTTTAAGTTTTTTACAATAATTTTGTAAAATTCATCATTTTTTTTGTCTAATGGTAAATTATCAACACTAAAATAACCACATTCCGTATGTTCTCCACCATCTTTAGCATTTTCTAAATCAGGATTGATCTCCTCATCAACCTCTAAAGAATATACATACATAAACCCTTTTAAATAGGTCCCATCTTTATTAAAACGATCAATAAACCCAACTAAATCTAAATTACCATTAACTTTAAGATTTGTTTCCTCATAAAACTCTCTACGAGCTGCCTCTTCAGGGTTTTCCCCTTCTTCTATCCCTCCACCGGGTATTGACCAAACGCCAGGTAAAGTATTATCATTACTTCTTTTACATAACAATACCTTATCATTACATTTAACCAATATACCGGAAAATCTTTTGTTTTTCTTCATACCTTCTATATTTATAAATATGGAAATAATAATAAACAATAATCTCTTTAATGTCAAATCTGCAATTACTGATAAAGACATTCAAGAAGGAATGAAAGGTAAAAAATTTGACGATACTTTTAACGGAATGTTATTCATAATGAACGAAGGGTACCATTCCTTTTGGATGAAGGATTGTTTAATCTCTTTGGATATCATTTATATATCAGACGGTAAAATTCAAAAAATTTACAGTGACTGTCCTCCATGTAGGGAACAAGACGATACGAAATGTCCCCACTATGAAGGTGTTGGTGATATGATCTTAGAGATCAATGGTGGTGACTGTATTAAATACGATATCACCGAAGGAGATTCAATTTTGATTAAAGAGTGATTTTTGTTCAACAAACGGTCTAATTCTATCTTCCGCAATTTTCTTATAATTAGGACTTAATTCAATACCTAACCATCTACGATTTAATATCTCCGCAGCAACTAATGTGGTTCCAGATCCCGCAAATGGATCTAATACTACATCGTTTTTGTAGGATAATATCTTAATTGCCTTCGTTGGTATATCCATTGAGAAGGTCGCCTTGGTGAGTGATTTTGTATCTGCAAAATAATTCCACTGACCAAAAACAAGCTCCATAAATTCTTTCTTATCCGTCTCCTCATAAACTACTTTTTTCTTTAAACTACCATCCTCTTGTTCAACATCTGTTGGTACTCCAACCCATTGTGGTTCTCCTTTTATTTTTTTGATGTGCTGTTTTTTGTAAGCCAAAATGACACATTCCTTAGGGTTGTAAATGTAAGGGCTTGATGGACTCATCCAAGATCCCCATGCGGTTGTTTTACTCCTGTGTGGAGAATCTTCTTCAAGATCCACAATACCAAAAAATCCGTAACCAATTTCTTTCATAATTTGCCACATCTCAGAAACAAAAAATATTCGACCACCTTTCTTTTGTCTATTAATTTCATAAGGAATATTCAAAGCAATTCTTCCATCATCTTTTAATAATCTATATGATTCAGTTAACCAATTTTTTGCGAACTCAATATATTCGTCAAATTCCACATCATCTTCGTGAACGTCATAATCAATACCAACACCATAGGGTGGTGATGTTACAATTAAATCTACTGTTCCTTCGGGTAGTGTTTTCATTATTTCAACACAATCACCATTTAAAATTTTTCCTGTTTCAATCATTTTTTTTTGTTTTTTTTATAATAATAGTAAATAAATAATTAAAAGTCCAGTAGTAATAATTGAAATCCCTATCATAGCCATTCCAAATACTTTATTATTACGATCAACCTGCTCTTTAGATCTTCCCTGCCATTCATTTCTGTCCCATTTCATATCCATACATTTTTTTTAGATAATCAAATAAATTTAAAAAATTAGGAAATTGTCCGTGTTTTTGTCTATAATAATTTTCCATTTTTGATGAATTAAGACCATATTTTTTATCATGCCCCAATCTATCTTCAACGTGTTTTATTTTAACTTTTTTATTTAATATAACACCAATTTGATTTATTATATCTAAATTAGTTACCCTGAATCGGGTTCCAATGTTAAAAACTTGGTTTATGACCTCATCGTCAAACATAAGATCACATATGACTTTAACGTTGTCATAAACATACATCCACTCTCTAATTTGTTTTCCATCACCATAAACCGGTATTGCTTTACCTTTATTAATTGATCGTGTAATCGTTGGGAGGAATTTTTCCTCAAATTGATGTTCCCCAAAATTATTACAAGTTCTTGTAATTAAGTATGGTAAACCATATGTTCTATTTGCTGAAAATACTAACATATCAGATGCCGCTTTAGTTGAGGAATAATACGAACTTGGTTTAATCTTATCCTCTTCCCTTGCCGTATGATTTATTGCAATATGTTCATCCATATCTCCATAAACCTCATCAGTTGAGATGTGAATAAATTTTTTCAAATTCTTATTCTTTCTTGAGATTTCTAAAAGATTAAAGGTTCCTTCTACGTTAGTTCTTACAAATGGTAATCCATTTATAATTGAATTATCAACGTGAGATTCAGCGGCAAAATGGACAATATAATCAAAATCACCAAGATCATCCTCATTAACATCACAAATATCTTTTTGTAGAAATGAAATATTATGTTTGATATTTTCTTTTTTACCAGCATAAGTCAATTTATCAACACAAAGAACATCACATTCAAAGTTGTCTAATAGGTGATTTATAAATGCGGAACCTATAAAACCCGCACCTCCTGTTACTACTATTCTCATAATGATCCTGATATTAATTGTGCAATCTTGTATCCTGTATATGCCCCAATCGCCGCGGAACCTGGAAGTACAATAAATTTACCCAACATGGTTTCATACTTTTTCCTATTTACAATGTAAGATATTAAAATGTAATATAAAATATAGTTAATTAAAACCATAAAATCCATTTCCTTAGAAACAAAAACCACTACTGAATTACCTAACAATCCCCAAGTAAAATTAACAACAGTTTCTCGTATTAATTCACCGGGGCTTGTTATAGCATCTAAAATGATAATTTCTTTATCTAAACCTTTTTTATTTTTATTATCCATTTTGTTTTTCTAACATTTCAATATGGTGATTCAAATACCATAATGCTTTTTTTAAATCCTGTAATTCTTTGTCAGAATCTTTCTTTCCAGCTCTTGAGATATACTTTACTGTATTTCCTAAACTAAAACCTAAATTCCAGGCATCTATCACTTTGATGGCCTCATATTCATTATCTTTTCCTCCATAATGTAGTGGATGGTTAACTTGCTCTACTTTTAGTGGGGGACACTGACAAGGCCCTGTACCCCCACATAAACACACTTTTAAATTATCCATTATTATTCCTCCTCTCTATATTCTTTTAATAATTCTTCATTTGATAGGGCATTGTACTTACCACTTAAACCATCCATATCAACAAATCTAGTCATTATATCTTTCATTTCATAGATTTGTTTAGTGGTGTCTAATGATTTAACAATCTCACGAATAATTTTGTATGGATCCGCGTTTGATCCAGGTCTACGATCTTCAACATAACCTTTCCATTCTTTTGCGGTATCTTGTGGAACTCTAATTGACGCTCCTCGATCAGACACACCCCAACTGAACTTATCAATTGATTGAGTTTCATACTCACCAGTTAAACGAAGGTTGTTGTTGGAACCATATGCTTTGATATGGTCTTGGTGTCTTGATTCAAAAGCATTAAATAAAGCCATAAAATATTTTTCATTTCCTTCGTTTCTCATCATATCAGTTGAGAAATTTGTGTGAAGACCTGATCCATTCCATTCTCCGTGGGTCAGTGGTTTCGGATGTAGTTCAATATGATATCCGTATTTTTCTGCCATTTTAAATAAAAAGTAACGGGTCATCCAAAGATCATCTCCTCCTTTATGTTTTCCTTTTGAAAACACTTGATATTCCCACTGTCCTAAAGCAACTTCAGCATTTATACCGGTAATATCAATTCCATAGTTTAAACACATTTCTAAATGTTCTTCAACAAAATCACGACCAACAACATTATGTCCTACACCACAATAATATTCTCCCTGTCCTTTAAGAATGTTTCTTTTATGCCCTAAAATGTTTCCATTAATCTCTTCCCGAATGAAGTATTCCTGTTCAAAACCAAACCATAGATCTTCAAAATCTTCACCAATTTGAGATCTTTTATTAGATTCATGTGGCGTACCATCGGGATTTAACACTTCACATAACACATACACAGTATCATTTACGAATGGGAATCCATGGGTTTTATATTGTCTAACAGGTTTTAAAAGACGATCCGAATTTCCTGTTTCCGCCTGAGAAGTGGATGACCCATCAAAATTCCACACCGGAATATCATTTAATTCCATAGGGACTTCACTTTCAACAATTTTAACTTTACTTCTAAGGTTTGGTTCTGGTTTGTATCCATCAAGCCAAACATATTCTAAACGAATTTTCATATACTATTATATTATTTATTTATTTTACAATTTTCAAAATGCCATCTTTTCATAGCCCCTTTACCACCTGTTTTATCACAATATGGACATTTAATTATTTCGTGCTTATATCCCGAATAAGATGTTAATTCACCTTTTTCCCACCTAAGTTTTGTCACTTCAGATATTTTTTGTTTAGTAACTTTATTTTGAGTTTTACCCTTCATTGGTGAAATTCTACCTTTAAATTTTTCACTAAGTTTTTTTTTATGTTCTTCACTTGGTTTATAATTTTTATGACCAAGTAATGAATCACTTATTTTTTTCTTAGTTTCATCACTAATTATTCGACCTTTTACCCCACCACCATAACCACCACCAACTAGATTATAATAATCATCACTTTCAATGGCATTTAACTCACTTATTAATTCTCTCTCGTAATTTCTAGCACCATCCTCAGAATCAAACTCTTTTAAAATCTCTTTTTTGAAGTTCTCTTTTCCGTATTTTTTTATGGCCTCTTTTATTACTAAACCAGATCCGAAATAATTTTTAATGTTTTTTTCATCACATTTCATGCTAACACCAATATATTTTTTATTGTTTATAGTGTTAATTATAACATAAACATATCCTACCATAATATTTTATCTATAAATATAATAAATAATAAAATAAATTAGGTTAACCAAACATATTCTAACTTAATTTTCATTTGTTTTCATTTATGTATTTTATTATTTCTTCCTTTGATTTTCCTTCATTGAACATTCTATATACATCTCTTGAGAACTCGTCAGTTAAAAAAGCAGCATCAACATCTAGATATTTTTCAATACTATCTAAATGTCTTAAAATATGTTTTTTTGTGAAAATTCTCTTATTGAACCCCATTTGAAGTAGATTTTATTGTTTCGGGTTCCTTTTCGGTGATTTTTTTTACATACACCTTTCTAATTTCTCTACCTAACTCCATATCATTTGGTAGGTTTTTAACTAATTTTTCAATCAATTTTTCGAAATTTTTATCCATATTAAGAATTTAATTGTTCTTTGTTTTTCTTGTAGTTTTCTAACATCTGTACTTGGTTAACATAACTAATCAATTTTCTTTTAAAAAGAGGTAAAAGTGTTTCATTAATTGGGAACTCACCTTCACAGCTCATTTCAAATAGAGGTAGTTTTGATTTATTATCTATGTTCCATTGACTAAATGTATTTATAATTTTTGTGATTGTCAAATTATTTTTCTTATCAGAATAAATTAAATTAACTAAAGTTTTACTCTCAGGTGATTTTTTATTGACTGGTTTTACATCATATTCCCAAACATAATACATTTCATCCTTAGGGTTAATGTAATAAAAATATCCTTTTTTTTCTAAAACCGAATCTTTATTTTTCTTTAGTTTCATTATGATACTATCAAATACTATTTCCCC